TCTTGTTTGTATAGCTTTTACAAAATTACCCGCATCGAGTAAATCGTCGATTGTACCGCAATCAAACCACGCAGCCCCTTTATCTAATTTATAAATGCTAATATTTTTCTCTGCTATATACTGCTTGATTATATCAGTAATTTCGTATTCACCGCGATGACTCTTCTGGCAATTCTTTGCCTTTTCAACGACTGTATTGTCGAAGAAATATAAACCCGGTATAGCGTAATTACTTGGTGCGTTAGTCGGCTTTTCTACAACGTCAATTAATACATCGTTATCATCGAAAGCAGCAACTCCGTATGCATTTGGATTATTAACTTTATATCCGAAAATAATATTTTCATTAGGTAAGATATTTGCAAGATCTTCGTTTAATGTATCGCTATAAAAAATATTATCCCCTAAAGCTAATACAACTGAATGTCCCTCGATATATTCTTCTGCTAAAATAAATGCTTGCGCTAATCCATTAGGATCCTCTTGCATTACAATATTATATTTTACCGGTAAGTCTAATTTCTTAATTAATTTTTTAAAATTATAATACTGATCCGGTTTAATAATAAAGATAATTTCATCTACACCAGCATCTAACACCGTCTGTATGGGATATAGTAATAGCGGTTTATCGTAGACCGGTAAAACTTGTTTTGAAATACTATAAGTTAATGGAAATAGTCTAGTCCCATTACCGCCAGCTAAAATTATACCTTTTCTTGCCATGATTCTGATTTTTGTAAAATAGCGCAATTTAACTTTACATAATACGCTTCGTCACCGAAATCGAAGTTAAAATCTCTCTTTGCTTTACTATTATCTAATACGCAATTACTTCTGTTTGCTTTGATAGGTAAATCCTCATACGGTACATACTCCCAATTATCATTCTGTAACCCGTATTCAGTCATAATATCTGTTACTTGCTTTGTTGAGAGTGTATTGCCGTGTACTGCATTATAAATACCGGGTTTAAAGTTTTCAGCTACTACTTGTATAAACTCGCATAATTTTGTAACGTCAGTTTTACTATTTTTAAAGTCAATAATACTATCGTATTTTTTAAGCTTAGATAAAAGATTCTTATGGTCCATCTTACCAGTAATTGGCATTCTGATACGAATAATATTAGTAAAGTCTTTATCTAAAAACATCTCGCTTAGATGCTTTGTCTTACTATAAAAGCTTGATTCAGAGTTATTAATACCAAAATTCGGTTCGTCTTCTTCCGTATAGTCTTTATCGTAATCAGTATAAATACAACCAGAACTTACGTTGATAAATTTAGCGTCTGCTACTTTACACTCTTCTTCAATAACTAGCGGTACTGTAATATTATAATACGTACAGTTAGCTTTATCATCCTCGCAAGCATCGACATTTGGATACCCCGTATAACCGCAAGTATTAATTACAGTATCAATTTTATGCGTTTTAATAAATTCTCTAAGACGACCCGGTACGTGATATTCGTCATCCGCGCGAGTAAGAAGATATGTAAGATGATTCTGCGAGATATAATCCTTTACATAGTTACCGATAAATCCCGCACCGAGTATAGCAATATTCATATACTTTATTATATGTTATATTATACGGAAATCAACGCATATCTTTCATTGAAGCAACAAAGTACTGCTGCATATAATGAGATAAGGCATCCGCTTCTAGATCCGTTTTCGCGTAAAAAATCGGACTAATAGCATTATCTTCCATGTCATACCCCATAATGATAAAGCTTTTCATGAATTCAGCGCATGTCGATATCATAGCTTCAATTGCTATATCGCTATCTCTTTTCTTAAGACCTTCTGCTGACAATACGTCCTTGAGAGCATCTTTAATTAATGCCTGTACCTTTGTTAGATCATCCTGGCTATTAACAGTTATTTTCGGGTCTTGCGCTGATAATGACTCGACATCTTCAATCGGCTTCTTCTTTCTAGGCCGACCTCTCTTCTTTGGCGCTTCATCATCCATACTACTATTTAATTGAACTGAAAGGATTATCAGCAGGGTTATTACCGACGCCTTTTTCGATAAGCGTACTGACTAGTACTTCAATACTTTCTGTCTTAACGAAAAATCCTCTATTAAAATTGTTACCACCGTCGTCAAATTCAAACATAATCTCATTTATATCATCTTTGTTATGATAGCATGTTAAATAGATAGATTCACCACCCGGGTTAATTAGTACAGTCCATCTACGTGGATCCGTACTACTATAGGCGTTGAACATCTTAAAGACAACAAAACCATTATCTTTTAATCGCTTAATTGTGTAACCAGCTGTCTTGAGCTTATTACTAACTTTTTTCTCTTTAAGTCTACCCTTACTGTTTGGTCCTTGCATATTAATTAATTAAGGCTGAAATTACGTAAATCAATGAAGTATTATCTTTTTTAAAGTCGCAAGTAATTACTCCCATATCTTGATTAACTCTAAAATTAACTTCACGGCAACCACCAAAACTTAGAAGTCTAAATGATTCGAAATTTAACGCCAAAGGCTTAGCCAATGACTTACCCTCATACTCCTCGCTTATTACACAGACAAAATTATCCGTGTTATGCCTATTTTTATCGCCCAACTCACCGGTAATCTTACTATCTTCTTCAAACAAATATAGCTTAGAAGTTTCAGTAGTAAACGAGCTGCCTTTAAACAGCATAGTTAAATTCTTCTCTAATACCTTAAACGTTGTATCAAATTGTAGACTGTTAATCTTACTAACGTTAATATTAGGTAACTTGATGATACCATCGTCTAATATATGATATTTAAACTTATAACCATCCTTACTATAAGAAATGTTATTCTCGTTAAGCTTAAGTTCAATTTCATTTGACGGTACAATTTCCAATACTCTAATAAGCTTTTTAATATCCGGAATGTTTAAAGTAACTTCACTCTCTACATCCGTTTCACATTCTAGATCAGACTTGCATACAACAGTAGAATCTGATGCAGCAATAGTACAGGTAATGTTATTATTACCGATCTTTAAGACGCACATATCATTTAAATTTGATATAGGCCCTAAAAAGTTACTCACGAAATCTTTTTTATTTTTTAGTTTTAAAAACGCCATATATATACTCTATTATATTACTTTTCCGCTTTTTTTCTAGCTGTTTTTTTGACGGTAGATTTTTTTTTTGCATATACTTCTTTATACGTCTCAGTAAACTCTTTATATACAACAGTCATCTCATCTACCTTTCTATGCAACTTATCTACCCGTGTTAATACCTTTTCAACCAGATTAAACAGCTCGTCTTTCTCACTTACATCAAAACTAAATGTTAATTGATTATCATCAATTTGTGGTTGAACTGGTAATTGTTGTATAGGTTCGACTGGTTGCTGAGCCTGCACAGCTGGTTGCTGTACTTCAGGTTGAGGTATTGGCGCAGCCTGCACTTGTTGTACAGGCTGCTGAGGTTGAGAAATAACTTGTTCAATATGCTGTTTAATCTTCTCACTCTTACCTCTCTCCAAAGTATTCGACGCACCGACAATATTACTATCAAGCTTTTTAGTCTCACCATATATATTGCCCATGAAGTTAACGAGTAACGCTCTCTGTTCTTCCGATGAAAGCTTTCTCTCAAAAGACTCCGGCATTGGCCCCCTATCGTCAGGCGCAGGAGGACCTGGCATCGGTATCATATCTGGTTGTCCGTCAGCCATATAATTAAACGTCTAGACCAGCAAGTAGATCTTGGATATCCTCGTCATCGCTCTGCGCAGTTGCAGGTTTAGTCTCAACTACCGGTTCCGGGGATGATGTTGTAGCAGCAGGCGCTACAGCTACTACGGGCTCTGAACGTTGTGTGTCAGAATCTTGGCAGTAAATATGCTCATCAACCATCTGCTTAAGATCATCATAGCTCTTAATACTGAAAACCGAATCCAATTCAATAGCCTTATTATAGATACCTTCATGATCTTCATCGGACAGACCTTTAACTTCAGTAGGGAATGAAAACTTCGATGACACATATGTCGGGTAATCGCCTTGCTTCTCTACAATAACCTTAAAGTTAACACCGTTAGGAGATAGATCAAAAATACGTGGACCTAGATCACTTGCATCTTCACCGTCAATCGCACTTGCAATAACCTTGTGCAATTGCTTACCGTACCGCAACGTCATAACCTTACCGTTGTTATCCGGATTAACCGGGTCATTAACAACATATACATTTACTAGCCACTTTTCAGATCTAATAATCTTACTAGCCATTTGCTTCTCTTCATCATTACCACGATATAGCTTATACCGAGTTTCAGCAATCGGGTCACGATCACCAAACGTTTGTGGTGAAATAGCACTTACATATTGACCGGTAGAGAAGCTATTCCATCCATGCTGGAAATAATGGAAAAATGTCTTCTTAGGGTCTTTTGCAAACGGTAGTAAACGAACCGTGTATGTATTACCTGGCTCGGTTCTGAGAATGTCTGCTGGACCGCTAGACTTCTCTTCATTAGACGCGAGTGCGCCTCTAATCGATTCAAACATTGAACTTGTTATATTACTCATATTTTTATTATATGATACTGTTTATTAGTTATCAACAAATTTTTTGAACAAGCTTATATTTTTTTTCATCTGTGTTGATGAGTATATCTTAGTCCTCAGATAGTCCATCCTCATTAGCGATGGTGCTAGTAGCTTCTTTATATTAATATCAACGGCTTTAACCGCTCTCTCAAAATCTTTAAACGCAAATAAAATGTAGACATTAATTTTTCTGTCTTTGAGATGTGTAAGGAATGAATAATACTGACTGCTATTCTCCTTATGTGTAATATAATCTGCCACTCTTATATTATTCGACTTACAAAAATTTGTTATGAATATAATACTCTCCTTTATCTTTTTACCGCATACCTTACTATCAGGCTTTTCTATTAGGAAATTATCATTATACCTCGTATAAGTTGCTATAGCTTTCTGCGTACAGAAGAAATCAATACCAAAATAATCTTCACCATAAACAAAAAACGGAGCTTCAAAGAAACTATCAATGTTTAAGTGTCTGTGCTTTTTAAAGAATGCAGCGAGCTTCTTTACCGCTAAATATTCAGGCTTACTCTCAAACCCGGTAAAATCTCTTCGTAGACGGAAAGGTTTATTGTTAATTGACCTCGACACAGCAAGGTATGTATTATAAATCTGCTTTTCGAATTCTTCCACCTATTTATAATAAAGGTGTTTTTAATTTATTCAAGTATTTTGTTATATATTTACTCTTCGTTATTGACGGCTCCGCTTCTATAAATTTACGGATAGCAACAAATTCACTATCTTCATTTATCTGTGCCATATAAATCTCTCGAAGCTTTTTATTTTCAAGTATTTTTAAGAAAACCGTAGGGTAGTTCATTTTCTTACCGTTTAAAAGAGATACAAACGTACAAAACGACAGAAAGGCATGTTGAAACTCGTCATTTTCTATATTTTGTGTTGGTGTACTTTCGATCATGTTAACGGGTTTAAAAGTTTTGTTAGGTTTAGAATTTTATCATTTAATAAACAGCCAGCGACTTCATCTTTACCACCACCGGTTGATAATTGCTTAGCTAATTTACCTAAATCCATATCGCAATTCTTCGCTTTTCTCAAAATAACTATTTTATTTTTAAGATCTATAAGCAATACAATATCTACTACTGTACTATATTCCTTTAAAATATAGTTAGCTAATAAATTAGGATTATCTTCAAAAAATACGCCGGCGACACCGTAAATTGTGCCGCCTAGCTTAATATTTTCATGAAAAATATCACCATTAAAAGTATATTCTTCTAAAAGATTATATTCATCTAGATATCTCTTTATTAGATTTATAGCTTCTTTATCAGGCATATAGAAACTATTTAGTTCCCTTTTTTAATTACTCAACATATCCAAAGCATTAGCTGATTCGCCTAAATCACCGTCTCCATCGTTAAGACCCTCATCTTCAATGACCGTTAGTGTTTTATAATCCATTCTAAACTGATTCTTACCGAAATTAGGTCCGAATCGATTTTTCATCATATGAAGATTGATAATATTAAGTTCTTTATCTTCATCGCTTTGCGTAATACCAATGATAGCATCAGCCGTAGCAGCTAGACCGATACTCTCACCGATACTATCTAACCGCGGAGAATCAACATCATAACCTGTTCTATTAAGCTGAGTCGCGCTAATTATAGGGCAATTAAATTTATAAGATAATGCTCTTACTTCCTCTGACGCTGATTTAATACGTTCGTAAAGATTAGAGTTCATTGATCCTTTGATGAGATTAATATAATCTAAGACAATAGCATCAACTTCAATACCTTTAAGCTGTAGTGTCTTTATATAGCTAGCAATTTGCTGCGACGTAATAGTGTTGGGTGGAAATTCTTTAATAATAAGCTTACCCATATTGTCCATACTCTTAATCGAGTGCTGCAATGTTACACTCTCGTCTTTTAAGTTAGCAATAGGTATTTTAGTAAGATCAGAAGCTAAGCGACAGGCGTACATTATCTCACTCATCTCTAAAGATATGACGACAACATTCTTACCTTGTCTACACATGCTAGTAGCAATATTACCTAAGAATATACTCTTACCGACGTTGGTCTGGCCAGCAAATACATAAAACGATCTACCATTCTCCAAAAAGCCTCCGTTTAAGTTTTCATCGACCCATTCCCAGCCAGAGGATATAGTAGGTTGCTCGACATTTAACTCCGCAGCAACACTGTCTATATTTTCGAATAGATCTAACCCGATATCATCCTGTAGATCTATTCTACAACTCTTCTCAAACCGCTCTAAAATATAGCTCGTGTCTACCTTACCTTTGGTGATGTCTTCTGCGACATCCATCATAGTATGGTAAATTGCTCTCTCCTTTAGATAACGCTCAGTATTATCTAAAAGTTCTTCGTTATTTAAATTTTTATCAATCTCTTTAAAAGTAGCTGCTACACCTTTAAAGGCATCCTTAATATCATCGTTAACAAGATAAGCTTTAAGTTCCGTAACAGTCGGCGGGACACCTCTTTTGTTATAGAAATCTTTAATTACGGTAAAAATCGTCTTTATATTTTTACTCGCTATTATAGCAGGATCAACGTGGCCGATAATATCAGCCAAGTACTTTTCATCAGTTAAACTCTTATATATAAGAATTTTCTCAAAATAATCTAAATCTATTTTTTCCATTTATTAATAAAATATTGCTGACCTTCGAAGTATTCCTTATCTGGGTTGGTTAACCCAGGGCTAGAATGAATGATAGGTATATCAACAACACCTATTATAACTTTGTTCCTATTACACTCAAGGCTAAAGTCTAAATCATAATAATGAAACCTTGATGGATAGCTTTCATCAAACTTTACCGTTGGAGGAAGTTCTTTAATATTGATACCAATAA